AGACTAATTTTTTAACGTCTTGTTTTTTCATTCCTGTAAACAAAGATATAACCCTCTCAATCATTCCCTGCTCCGTTAGACTCTCCTCTCTTGCTCTCAATGCCTCAAACTTGACGTATTGGTCAAGAGTAATATCTGCGATATTTTCGGGTACATTAATTTTAATAGTCTCTGTCATATATATAAGACGTAATTTAAAGGGGTTTTGTTTCTTACCTAATCTCTACCTTTCCACGATTCGCAAGCAAATGTAAAACTCCATACCTCAGCGCGTCTAAACTATGGTTGTACATATCGCAAGCCAACTGTGCGCCCTTATCCGTATAAACATAGTTGTTTAATTCCTTTGCAATGTTTGTACTATCTGGATCGACGACAAGCTCGTAGTCTTGAATTAATGCTATACCCGTTGCTATACTCCCTGCGCCTTTCTTAGCGCCTCTAATATTAAGACCTAGCTTTTGTAACTCTGCTATAGTTCCTGCGCTTGCGCTATCTCCTATAATCAAATTACGCCCTGCCCTCTGTCTGTTAATTGCGTATATATCCGAGATAGTTAACTTCGATTTGTATAGCTCCTCTTTTGCGTAGATTATTTTCTTTTTTTTATCTATGGCAATTTTTACTAAGGTTGTCGGGTCGGTATGCCCGTAATCCTGTCCAAAGATAACCTGCAACCCGTCTGGATTAAATTCGCCAAAGCGCCAGTTTGTATAAACAACTCCCTCCGCTTTTGAGAGCCAAGAGCCTAGCACAACGTGATTGTATTTAATAGGATTGCTAACTTTCATATCCTCGAAATAGTCTAGTATCTCGTCGGGTACAAACTCTAGGCAATCGAGGTAAGAGGTATGTATATAACAGACGTTGTCTTTGATACCGTTAAATCCCTCTTGCACGCCTCTACTCTCGTAGTACTTCATATATATAAAATGCTCCTTACTCGTAGGGTTTAAGATTAAGACCTTTATATTTCGGTTTGGATTGGTTGCGTCGTTCCCTCTAATTGATAGCACTATCTTGTCGTAGATTGCCTCATCTTGCATCTCCTCCGCCTCGTCTAGTATAAGCATAGAGAAATCTTTTAATCCCTTGAGGTTTGCAGTTTGGACTCCAGAGCCTGCCTTTAATCCTTTAAAGACTATTTTGCTTTTATTGAAATTTGAGACAATCCTATTTTGCTGCGACTCGAAAGCGTCCTCCAGATTCATGAGTTCTATTTTCTCCTCTACCTCAGCAAATATAGAATCCTTGAGAGAGGCGTTTGTATACCTTGAATATAGAATTCGATGCCCGTACTTCGTGCAACTATTTAAAGCGCTTAGAGACGTCGCAAATGACTTTTGAGAGAATCTGCCTCCCGTTATGATAAAGGTATCCACGCCTTCGGGTATATCGAACAAGGGCGCGAATTTTTCGCTGAGGTTTATGTTACTCATTCTCTGGGGTTACGTCAATAGATGAGGTAAAAGAAATCGTCGGAATGTTTACGCTGCCACCGTCGGAGGTTATATCCACGCTCTGCATTGGTTTACCGACTGTATACTCTAGGTAGAGCTTTGCGCTCTGTACGTCTCCAGACATCGCGCTTGCCTCTAACGTTTGGAATACGGCTATAAAGTTCTCTTGTGAGGTTGCCTCTGTTATTAATTGCTTAAATGGGTTTTTACGGCGATCGATCCCTTTGGCTTTTGTAGACCAACCCTCGTTGCCTTTGGCTAATTTATTCATATCTAATAGGTACTAACTATTAGTATTAGTACTATATATAAGACGTAATAATATTATATATTGTTTCTTATATAAAAAAACCCCACCAATTAAGGCAGGGTTAACAAAACAAAACTAAACAAAACTAAATCTTTAAGCGGTTACGTCTACGAGTCCGTCTCTGTAGTGGTCTACAATTACGCCCGTTTGTAATGTGATTGTTTTATAAGGTACTATTGAATTTTTTACGAGTAGTCTATGTATTAATTTTCTCATGGTTTAAATATCTAGGGTTAATGTTACTATAAATAAATACAGCTTTATAGTTGTGTAATTGTACTCTTTGTTTTTTGCCATATATTCCCAACCGATTAGGAAACGATCGTGAGGGTAATGGAAAGCTATTTGTAAAGTCCAGTCCATTATATTATATCTTTTGCAGCTTGAAATCCTGCGTTAAATTCGTGCCTTGAATGAGCGCCAATAATCTCGATTAAAATATGCTGTTGCTTAGAGGTTAAATCTAGGTCTTTGTCGAATAGTCTGTCTAGTGTATCTTTTAAATTCATAGTTTTGTTATTGTGGGGAGTAGTTAGCTCCCCTTGTTTTTTTTAGTTGTTTAACTCTTGCTTTATGTCCTTGAGCATCTTTTCTAAACCCTCTAACTCTGAAGATTTATTGTTTTTGTCTATTTGGTTTTTATACCACCCGTTAGCCATTGCAGCTTTTAAGTATTGAATATCTAGTTTTAACTCTTGTATAAAATCTACAGCTTTAGTAGTTTTTTTAAACATTCTTTTGTATTTAGCTTGTGTCATAATTTTGTTTAGTTAATTAGTTTTGAGCAAATATACAATACTTTTTTAGTTTCCACCAAACAAAAAACAACATTTTTTATAACTACCTAATTATCAGCCACTAAAACCTCAAATATTAATTGACAGGTTTCGTACTCCTCGATATATTCAAAGTAAAGCAGCGCATCTCTGGAGAGTATTATCTCGTCCTCCTCAGATTGCGGCTCAAAATTATACTTGTCGTAGTCGTTATAAATAAACGTACAAACGTACTGTATAGACTCGTCTAGTAAATACTCTACCATACTGCGGTAGAATAAATCGTGCGCATCTGTATAGTTTTGTTTAGTAGCCTCCTCAAAAAATACGTGAGGATCGTCGAATATTACGGGTATCGTCATTTAAAATAGTTGTGTATATACGCAGTCGTGCACAAAGCTGTAGTCCTCGTTTAAGGTATCTATTTGGGCGTCTGTCATTGCCTCGCCGTCGTAGTCTGCCGAGACTATAAAAGCGTCTGTAAAGTCTGGATAGTCGTTTGTATCTATTCCGTCTATTTCTATGTTATCTATTAGGTCGTAATTCATTTGTCTGTGGTTTCTGCCTCGTCTACGTCTTTAATTTCGTTAGACGATAGGGCGGTTACTATTGCCTCTTGGTTGTGTGCTATATCTTTAACAAGGGAGTGTAAATTGTTTAGCCTTGTCTCTAACTCGGATACCCGTTTCCTCAAAACTTGCTTGTTTAACGGTTTGCTTTGTTTCTCTAATTTTGGCATTTGCTTGCTCATAACTTTGCTGTTTTTTTAGTGTAGCGCGTTCCATTTTTATAAAGGCGCTCATTTGGTTATTAATAAAAAATTGTATTCTCTCCTCTGGTATGCCGTCTAGTAGTTTCTCTAGTCTTGGCTTATTTTCTTTTAGGCTTTTTATCTCTAGCTTTAGCTTTACATTTGCCTCTATTAATTCCTGCCTTTGTCTTACTACCTCGTCAATCGAGCCGACCTCTGCGACTATCTCCTCAACTGACGGAGTAGGCTCTAGTATACTCTCCAAAGCGTGAAAGCTCTTTTTAAAAAATACATCAAATTTGTAATGCACATTAAATTTTTTGAGCGAGTGTAATACCGTAGAATGGTCGTGATTTGTAATAGCTCCTATCTCTGCAAATGGTCTGCCCGTTAATTCTCTAGCGAAATGATAAAATAAACACCTAGCCATTACAAACTCTCTTTGCCTTGTATTTTTATCTATTTTTAATCCTGTTACTTCCTCTACTGCGTCCTTAATTGTTTTTAACATAGTTTGTCCTTAAATTGTTTAAACTCCTCTAGGCTGCGGATAACTACATACATAAAACCTTGAGACTCTAGTAATTCCTGCCATAGTATTTGCTCTTTACTTTGCTTTCCTTTAGCGTTTTTTAACTCAATCATTACGGCGTTGCCTTTGTAATAGTAAACCATGTCCGCACGCCCTTTGATTAATCCGAGCGCTTTGTTTCTATTTCCGTCTATTTTATTGGCGGAGTTGTTTAGGTTATAGCAGAGCAAACCTCTCTCGTCGGGGAAATGATTCCAGTGCCATTGAAATATCTGGCTTTGTATTTTAACCTCGCTAAGCATCTGCCTCAAATATAAAGTAAAAATCGTCTAGGTTAACCCCTAGAAATTTCTGCATAGTTGCCATAGTTAAAAACGTAACATCGAAAACGTTATCGGTTGCCTCTAGGTCTTTAATAATGCGATGCGCTGTAAACGGATACTCTTCGTTTAATAAAGATAGCTTATCCTTTAAATCTGGTCTCAATGTTTGTAGTAAGTTTCTCATAATATAAAATTTTGTTTTTTCAAAGATATATAAACTTATAACTTATAAACAAACAAATTAACTAAAAACTTTAAATCTTTTTTTATTTACATACTCAAAA